CAGCGGCGTTTGCTCCGCGATGCTGATGGGCGACTTCAGCCAGGCCATGGTTGGCTTCTGGGGCAACGGTATCGAGATCGTTGTGGGTGAAGACTCCGACGACTTCAGCAAGGCTCTGACCAGCGTTCGCGCAATCGTCACCTATGACGTTGCCGTTCGCCACGCCGAGAGCTTCGCTGCAATCCTCGACATCACCACCTGATAAAGGAGGCGGGGCCGGGGAACCGGCCCCCTTTTTCTTATGCGCGTTTTGATTGCTCGCACTTGCTGCGCACAGCAGCAGCACCTTGAAGAAGGCAAGGTTTTTGACCTTGACACCAAGGTGGCTCACGAATTGATCCGCATGGGTCGCGCTGTTGAGGCTCCGGCTGAACAGCCCAAGCCCAAGGCGGCACCCCGCAAAGCAAAAGCCAATGGCGCTGACTGATCTGCCTGACAGCTATTTGGCTGATTTCGGCGTTGATTGCGTCGCCGGCAGTGTGACGGGCAAAGGCATTTTGGATATGCCTGGCCAAGTGCTTGCCGGCAACATGGTGATTAGCACTGATTTCATGCTGACTGCTAAGGCCGCAGATTTTGGCGACTTGCTTTACGACTCAGAAATCAACGTCAATGGCGTTGCATACGTTGTTCGCGAGACACGGCTGATTGATGATGGCCTGTTTTGCGAGATCAGCCTGCAGCGCAGCATGGCCACTAGCGTCACAACTGCCAGCACTGCTTTGGATGCTGGCGACAGTGACGACACCGTGGACGACTTGGCTAATGAGCAGCTGGACCCTGAATTAGACGGTGGCGCTGCTGGCTCTAGCTACCTTGATGGAAACACTATTGACGGCGGAGCAGCATGAGCAGCACGGCACGAATCAGGCTGCGGCGTGACACTGCTGCCAACTGGACTTCTGAAAATCCTGTCTTGCTTGCGGGCGAGATGGGCATTGAAACTGATACTCGCAAATACAAGGTCGGAGATGGTTCGACTGCTTGGAGCAGCCTGAGCTATTACATCGAAGGCGTGTTGGCACGGGGTCAGGCCAGCCGGCAGACCAGCGGCAGCATCACGATCGCAACGGCCAGCACCTATCAGAGCACTGGTCTAACAGCGACCTTTGACGACACCACGGATTATCAGACAACGCTCGGCACAACTGACAGCTTTGCGATCCGCAACACCAGCGGCGCTACCAAACTGTTTATGGTTCAGGCCAGCATGGACGCCACGGCTGGTAACAATCAAACACTGGGCATCAAGCTGGCGCTGAATGGCACTGGCATTGATGAATCGGAGTGCCGGGCTTTCACTGGATCCAATGAGCAGGTGGCCAAACTGTTCTGCTTCTGGATGGTGGAAATGGACAACGGCGACGAGGTGGCCCTGCACGTTGCCAACATTGGCAATACAACGGCGATTGCATTCCAACGCGGGCGGATCTCTGCGCTTGAGGTGAAAGCATGACGACCCGGCGCGAGTCGATTCTGGCCAGCATTAGAACGACCCTGACCGGAACGTCAAACGTCGGCACGCGCATTTGGCGCAGCCGCGTTCAGGCTTTAGCGCGGCAGGAAAGCCCGGCAATCATTATCGAGCCGGTTAGCGACACGCCTGAGCAGAACACCAGCCTGCCCACGCTTGATTGGAGCTTGGTTGTGCGTGTAAGCGTTGTTGTGCGCGGCGACGTGCCAGATCAACAGGCTGATCCAATTGTTGAAAGTTTGCACGCCAAGCTGATGGCTGATCTGACTGTTGGTGGAAACGCCATAGATATTCAGCCTGGAAACGTCACTTTTGAGATGGTTGACGCTGATCAGCCAACTGGCGTAATCAGCTGCGATTACCTTGTGAGGTACAGAACCGAGCTTGACGATTTGACCACCATCCCCTAGCTACGATGGTGATTGAAGAACTAACCGGCAATCGCGCTATTTAGCGGACGACGCCGGCACAACCCACCACCCCCGAGATCGAGGTTGTAACCGATGACCCTCCGCACTAGCCAACGCCTATTGCTCGCGGAGATCGAGAGCACTTACGGCACAGACCCCACCCCTACGGGCGCTGATAACGCGATTTTGGTTCGCAGCTTGGAAATCACCCCGATCCAATCGGACGTGGTTGAGCGTGAACTGGTCCGCGGTTTTATGGGCAACTTTGAGGCCCTGCTGGCTTTTCAGCGCGTCGAGGTGAGCTTTGAGGTTGAGCTGGCAGGTTCGGGAACTGCTGGCACTGCTCCGGCTTGGGACGCTCTGATCCGCGCCTGTGGTTGCAGCGTAGCAACTGTTGCCGACACCTCAGTTACCTACTCGCCGCGTTCTTCTTCGTTTGAGTCTGCGACTCTCTACTACTACACCGATGGCGTGCGCCATAAGGTGACCGGCGCCCGCGGCACGTTCTCGATTGCTGCTGAGGTTGGCCAGATTCCCACTCTGAATTTCTCAATGGTGGGCATCTACAACGCACCCGACGACAGCGCCAACCCGACGCCGACCTATCAGAACCAGGCCAAGCCGGTGCTGTTCAAGAACGGCAATACCACCAGCCAGCAGCTGTTCAGCTTTGCCGGTGCCGTTCAGTCGTTCAGCTTTGATCTAAACGCAGCCACCACCTACCGCGAGCTGGTGGGCGGCACCAAAGAGGTGCTTTACACCGATCGCAAGCCTTCCGGCAGCATTGTGCTGGAAGCTGAGTTGATGGCTACCCACAACTTCTTTACTGATATCACCGGCACGGCAACTGGAAACAACACGTTCCAGCATGGTCAGACTGCTGGCAATATCGTCACTTTCAGCGCGCCGCAGACTGACCTGACGGCTATCAGCTATAGCGATTCCGATGGAATCCAAATGCTGAACATCGATTACAACGCTGCCCCATCTGATTCGGGCAATGATGAGTTCTCGATTGCGCTGACCTAGGCAACTGCTACGCTTGCGGCGATTAGCCACCTTTTATGGCATTCGTTCTCAAGCAATCAGATACCTACAGCTGGCCTGTTGCGTTTGATATCCCCGTTGACGGTGGCCGCCATCAGCGCGTCACCTTTGACGGGGTTTTTAAGCGCGTCAGCCAAAGCCGGATGCGTGAAATCGGCCAAATGATTCAGGAGGAACAGCTGACAGAGGCTGACCTTGTTTCTGAGATTTTGGTGGGCTGGTCTGGCATCACCGACGACGATGGCAAAGAGCTGCCGTTTAGTCAAAAGGCATTGGCGCAGCTACTAGACGTGCCCATGCTGGCTGGTGCTATTGCCACCACCTATTTGGAGAGCCACCAAGGGGCCAAGCGAAAAAACTGATCGAGGCCGCTGAGTATTGGGCCAAAGGCACCGAAGACACCTCGGAGCTGATGGCAGATGCCGCGGCCTTTGGTTTGGCTCTTCCGATGCCAGAAGGGCCAGAAGATTTTGAGGTTTGGCAAGAGAACTGGGCAGCCGTCGAGATGTTCCTGCGCTGCCAGACCCAGTGGCGCGTTTCAATGAACGGCCTGCTGGGCTTTGACTATGGCGCGCTTGCGTGGCTCTTTAGACTGTATGAAGTAGAAGACCCCCGTTCACTTCTGGAGGATCTGCAGCTGATGGAAGGGGCGGTCATGCAGATTCTTAATAAGGAGTCCAAGTAATGGCGACCACCTTTGGGTTGCTGATTAACGCCAACGTCAAGGGCGAAAACAATATCAAGCGCCTTGGCAACTCCATGCAGGGAGTGCAGGGCAAGGTCAAAAACCTTAAAATGGCCGTTGGTGGCCTGAATACGGCATTTAAGGCCCTAGGCGCTGCGCTTGCTGTTGGCGCATTTGCCAACCTTGCAAAGCAAACGATCGACCAAGCTGATGCCTTTGGCAAGCTGAGCACCAGGACCGGCATTGCAGCCAACTCCCTGCAGGCTTTTGTTAATGCAGGCAAACTGGCGGATGTTTCGCAAGCGCAACTTGAGACCGGCTTAAAGAGTTTTGCCCGGACTTCTTATGAGGCAGCCAAAGGCGTTGCCACCTATAGCGATGCCTATGCAAGCCTTGGCGTAGACGTAAAACAAGCAGATGGAAGCCTTAAGGCTTCGGATGATCTGCTGAAAGAGATTGCAGACAAATTTAAGGATCTGCCAAATGGCCCGGAAAAGGCAGCCATTGCCATGCGGCTATTTGGCAAATCTGGCGCTGACATGATCACGCTGCTGAATGGCGGCAGTGAGGCGTTAGAGAAATTTAACTATGAGGTCAGCGAGAATTTCTCCCAAAACGCTGAGTATTTCAACGATCAGCTGACCATCCTGCAAATTCAATTTGATGGCTTTAGAAAGCAACTGCTAGATGCATTGCTGCCTGCGCTGAACGCAATCATTGAAGTTTTCTCGGAGATGTTCGCTACCGAGAACGATTGGACCGCTTTGTTTAAGGTCATTGAATACGGCATCCGTGGAACTGCCATTGTCATCAAAAGCCTTATTGATTTGGTCGATGAGCTTGTTCGCGGCCTTGTAACCAGTTTTAGGGTGATCGGCAAGGTTCTCAAAGGTGACTTTGGCGGCGCAATGGCCGAAGTCGGCAACGCCTACAAAGGAGCCTTTGATAGGGCCAAGAAAAATAAAGCCCAATATGATCGTCTGCTGTATGGCACATCAGAGCGAGGCACTGACTACGGCGGCGGTGGAAGAGGTTTCTTTACGCCAATGGCTACAGCGCCTGGCTCAGCTGGCAGGACCAGACCAGAAAGGCAAACAAAAACACCTGAGCAAAAAGCTGCGGAAGAATACGACAAGATGCTGCAGAAGCTGATGGGCACTGCGGCAGAGTTCAAAACAATCACCATTGATGCCGTCGAGGTCACCAAAAATCAGGCAACTGCTTTTGATGGCGTCAAGGATGCAGCTGCTGGCTATTTAGAAAGCATTGGCACAATGCGCGATGGCATTGCAAATCTCGCGGGTACTGCATTTAAGGGCTTAGAGGATGCCCTTACAAGTTTGGTCACCACGGGCAAAGCAAACTTTTTGGATTTTGCAAATGCAATTTTGCAAGCCACTGTGCGAATGATTATTCAGCAAACAATATTGCGCAGCATCATGCAGGCTATTGGCGCAATACCTGGAGGTGCTCTCCCTACCTCGCCTTTTGGTGGTCCTCAGGTTGTTAGTGGAGGCACTGGCATTGACGGCAGCGCTTTTGGCGCAGCTGCGTTTTCTAAGCCAATGCCAGCGTTTTCCCCTTTTGCAAAAGGCGGCATCATCAGCCAACCAACAATGTCGCTGATGGGCGAAGCTGGCCCTGAAGCTGTATTGCCATTGAAGCGCGGGCCAGGTGGCAAGCTTGGGGTAGCTGGCGGCGGCGGCAGCGTTCAAGTTGGCTCAATTAATATCAGCGTTGAAAACACTGGTGAACAGCTCAGCTCAACTGCGCAGAAGCAGATTGCCAATCAAGTTCAAGGTATCGTTATGGCAACGCTTATGAACGAACAGCGCAGCGGAGGCGTTCTGCGATGACTGCTTACATCACGTTAAACAATATGCCTGTTGCGCTTGAAACCAGCGTGCGGCGTGGTGTGAGAGCCCAGCGCGTTCAGTTTGGCGATGGCTATTCGCAAATTTTGACTGACGGCCTCAACTCGCAGCATGAATCTTGGGAATGCTCAACTGGACCACTGGCCCTAGAAGATGCTTATGGCATCGAATCGTATTTGTATAGAAAAAAAGGCCAAGCATTTAGCTGGACGCCTCCAGACGCCACCAAAAATTTTACGGCTCAATTTGAAAGCGGCATCCTTGATCTTGGGTTCGTCGATATTCAGTCCCTCACCTTGACCGGATACACAAGGCCGACTAATTACACGGCCAATTTGGCCACGGGTCGTCTAACGTCAGTAACAATCAGCAATCTTACCGATGTAAGTGTTTCCTTAACGCTTAACGCTAAAAATTACATTGTTGAATCTGGCTGGCAGTTTGACTACATCAGCCCAGTTATTGCTCGGCTTTCGTTCACCTTGCAGCAGGTGTATGTATGACACAGACACCGCCTGTTTCTGAAACGTTCAAAACGCAGCTGCCTGAGGTCATCGACCTTTTCACGCTGGACATTTCAACGTTGCTGCCCGCCGGTTCAACGGATCAGTCGATCTATCGCTTCTGTAACTGGTCGCAAACCAACGGCAATGACATCACTTATGACGGCAACACTTACACCGCCCTGCCACTGCAGGCAAATGGCTTTGAGCTGAACACCAGTGGCAAGCTGGAACGCCCGACGCTGGTTTTTGCAAATGTCGGCTTGGCAATCACAGCCCTAACCAACACTTATAGCGATTTGGTCGGTGCCAGTGTTAGCCGAATCCGTACCCTGACGACATATCTTGACGGGACCCCTGGCGCTGATCCTGACGCCTATTGGGGGCCAGATGAATGGGTAGTCGAGCAAAAATCAAGCGAAACCAAGCTGACCGTTACTTTTCAGCTTGCAGTACCGTTTGATCTTGAAGGTCGTAGCTTGCCGGGTCGCCGTCTGTTGCGTGAACAGTGTCAGTGGATTTATCGCAGCGATATTGGCTGCCACTACAGCGGCACCAATTATTTCAACGCAAATGACACACAGGTTTTCAATCCAGACGATGATGTATGTGGCAAGCGTCTAACCAGCTGCAAACTCCGCTTTGGTGCTGATACCCGATTGCCCTTCGGGGGTTTCCCTGGTCTCGTCGATTCTCAAGGCTGATGCTGTCCCAGTGGCAAAACCCGCTTACCGCTGAGCAGCGGCTGGCAATGCGGACCTACGCGGAACGCGCATACCCGAAGGAAACATGCGGGTTCATTCTTATTGATGGCACGGTAGTGGAGTGCCGCAATATCAGCGACGAGCCCGACACCTTTGTGATGAGCGCCCAAGATACGGCGGACTATATCGATGACGCCAAAGCTTGCTGGCACAGCCACGCCAATTACAGCGGCTTCAGCCCGGCAGACATCAAAGCGTGCAAGGCATTGAATCTGCCCTACGCAGTTTGGAACTGTGGTGGCAGCGAGGCATTCTGGCTTGATCCTTCCCAGGATGCAGGCTTATTGGGACGCGCTTGGAACTATGGCGTTTATGACTGCTATTCCGCTGTGCGGGACTGGTACAAGCAGGAACTCGGCGTCGAGATGGGCGATTATCCGCGCCAGTACGAAGGCGAGTGGTCAACGCGCGGTTTCACGCATTTTGAGGACAACTTTGCCGCCGAAGGCTTCATCAGGCTGCCTGCTGGCACTGACTTGGTGCGTGGTGACGTGATTCTGTTCCGCATCCGCAACCAGAACACCTGCAACCATGTCGCCGTTGTCGAGGACCCTGCCGCCAACAGGCTGTACCAGCATTTAGTTGGCAGATTGTCTGGAACGACGGCGTATAGCGGTTACTTCCGCGAAAATAGTTACATGGTTGTGCGGAGAGCAAGCTGATGGTCACGATCCGTTTGTTGGGTGAAGCTGGACGCCGTTTCGGTCGCCAGTTCAAGCTGGCGGTGAAGACCCCGGCTGAGGCTGTACGGGCACTGTGCTTACAAATCCCAGCGCTCCGCCAATATCTTTTGGAGTCAGAGCAAAACGGAATCAGCTGGCGTGCGGTTACTGAGCACCCTGATGGCTTGGACGAAGAACAACTCCTGTGGCCGCTGAGTAAACGCTTTGTGCTTGCACCAATTCCGGCAGGCAAAGGCGCCGTCGGGAAAATTATTACTGGGGTTGCATTAGTCGCCTTATCTTTTGTCAGCTTTGGCGCAACCGGTGCATTTGCTGGAGCCTTTGTCAAAGGTGCGTTCGCAAGCACTGCAATGTTCGGCATCGGTGCATCTCTGATTTTCAGCGGTGTTGCCGACTTGTTGACGCCTACCCCGACAATGCCTAACGCTAAAGAAGGGGGGCTTACTTCAGGTGTCAGTGCTGAAGAGCAACAGCGCTCATTCACTTTCGATAAATCCAACGCCAATACCCAACAGGGCGGAGTCGTTCCAGTGCTCTACGGTGAGCGCATCATCGGATCGTTGCCTACCTTGAGCTTCGGTCTGGAACTGCAGAATCACCTCTGATGGAAGACCCTAAAAAGTTGCCTGAAGTCAGCGGTGCTGGTGGCGGCAGTCAGCCAGTTGTTCAGCAGAATTTCACTGTTGTTGGCGGCACCGAACGGGAACCGCGCGAGGCAGAAAACAACCTGTTTTCGGTTGCATTTGCCAAGACCGTCTACGCACTGAGCGAAGGTGAAGTTGAAGGCTTCCCCAACAGCATTACCCGCGACACATTTTTAGATTCAACGCCCATTGAAAACGCGGATGGGACGTTTAATTTTTCCAGCTACGAATTAGATCACCGTACTGGTACGGACGAAACCCAAACCGCGATGGAGGGTTTCAGCCTTATTGAAAACACCGTCGGTGTCAACACTCCAGTTACCAGGGCTGCGGGTCCGATCACTCGCACCATTACCGACACGGATGTTGAGCGCTGTCGTGTGATTATCAATCACGCAGCACTTCAATCATTTGATACCAGCAATGGCGATATTAACGGCACCGACGTTGACTACACGATTGAAGTTTCATCTAATGGCGGACCCTATGTAATTGTCGGGGATGGTGCAGGAGACATCAGGGTTAGCGGCAAATCCAATGCTCCGTTCCAGCGGGCATACGAGTTTGCGTTACCTGGCACTGGACCTTGGACAATCCGGGTCACCCGTGACACTGCGGACAGCACTAATAGCAATCTGCAGAACGCGATCAGCTGGCAAAGTTACGTCGAAATCATTGATGAGAAGCTTGCCTATCCAAATACTGCTGCGATAGCGCTCAAGGTTGATGCGCGGCAGTTCGCAAGTATCCCAAACCTTTCGGTCAGGCTGCGCGGCAAGCGGGTTCAGATCCCAAACAACTACGACCCAACTACCCGCACTTATACCGGCATCTGGGACGGCACTTTTACAACTGCATGGACCGATAACCCTGCCTGGATTTTTCGCGACATTGTTGTTAATGATCGCTTCGGCGTGGCGCGTTATGTGCCAAGCATCTCAATCGACCCGTGGTATCTCTATACCGTTAGCCAATATTGCGATGAATTAGTTCCTGACGGCAACGGTGGAACTGAGCCGCGCTTTACCTGCAATGTTTATCTACAAAATGCAGGCACTGTCTATGAAGTCCTGAACGGTCTTGCCTCGTGCTTCCGGGGCTTGATTTATTACAGCCAAGGGCAGCTGTATTTGACGCAGGACCGTGAGCAAGTTCCGGTTCAGCAGTTCAGCGAAGCCAACGTCATCCAAGAGGTTGACGATTCCGGTCAGGTCACCTCACCTTGCTTTACCTACACCGGCACTGCCCGAGCTGCCCGCAAGTCAGTTGTTCTTGCGAACTGGGACGATCCAAACCAGGCATATTCC